CAATAAGATAAATACCCACAAATTGTTTATTTAATTTTTGATCTACTATCATGATTTTAAATAATTAAACTCTTAATAATATCTGTGTATTGATTAATTTTTTCTCTGATTATTTTTTTTATTATTGGTGCAAGCAATGCAACCAAAAATGTAATCACAAGATTAAAAATAAATTCATTTATCATTTTTGTTGCTTCTTTTATTATACATTTTAAAAATATTTTAAATTTTTTCAGATCATCTTTTGGATTTCCAATTTGAACAATGCCATTATTTTCAAAAGCACTTATTATTGCAAGAAGTGCTCGAATTTGTGGTGATGTTGTCATTAGTTGTGCCAACATTTGTTGAATTATTTTTATTAGTCTCTGAAAAAATCCGTCTTTTATTGTTTGTTTATTTTCTGCTGCAGTTTCTTGCACATCAGCAGTACTTTCATTAATTGTTGCTTCAATAGCATTTCCAACAACAAAAGAATCTGTTGAACCAGATATTTCTGAAATTAATTTAGTCATACCACTTAATGGTAACGTAGCTCCAATAACACCACACCCCATATCATAGTAAATAACACCATTAATCAATGCTTGTGCTTGTTGTAGTAATGCATCAAATTCATTTTGTGTTATTTCAAAACTATCATTATCATCAATTAATTGTTCAATTAATTTGCTTATTTGTAATTCATTATATATTTGTTCAACAGTTTTATTTTGATTTGTTGTAATACTACCATAAATAGCATTCATTACGTTGCTTAAAAATTCTTTTTTATTAATAATAACAGTATCGTTAATGAAATTTCCAAGCCATTCTCCAATTGTTGGATTTGGTACAATATCAAGTTTTGGTTTAAAAATGAAACTATCTGTTGCTTCATTATAATTAATATATAAATTATAATATGAAGTATCTGTTCCAGCATTTAAAATTGCCTGATAAGCAATCTTATCAAAATTAATTGTTGAACCATATAATAAACTACCTTCTGCCGAATTTGGATTTGTTTTTAATTTACCAAATATATCAATATCTTTTACTGGTACTAAAATTCCTGTTATAAAGCATGTTGGAAGTTCATCACCTGCGTTATATTGAATCATTTGTTTGTTTAATGCTGCTTTTATTTTTGGTTCAACATTATCAATAAAATCAGTAAATAATTGACCAGTAAGTTGTTTTAAGGCATCAGTACCAACAACAGTTTTAAGAATATCAAGTAAAAAGGGTACAACATCTTTTTTATTATTAATTGATGAAAATAAATTGGTCGTATCGGGCAAATTCCTTTCTTGTTTTAAAGAAGTATATGCACCAATAGTAGTAAATATATTTTTTTTATCATCACTTAAACTCATTATTCTTTTTTATTCCTTTCTTTTTTATCAATTTCTTCTTGAACCATATGTAATAATTGATTTCTTCTTTCGGTTGTTACATTACCGCTTTCTTCTGGGGTATCATCAGGATTTGTTTTCTTTTCAAATACAACTTCCTTTAAATATTTAAGAAGCATAATTTTTTGATCTTGATTTTTTGCTTCTGCAGCAATAAGTTTAACAATCTGATCACCAATTGCAGCAATTTCACCGCCTTCTTTTACTTTTAATTCCCATTTTGTAAATAGGCGAATGATTTTTGCTTTAACATTACATGATTCATCATAAATTTCCTGAAGTAATTTATTTACACTATCTTCATCAAATTTTAGTTTTTTTCTGGTTGGACGGGGGCACATCTTAATAAATTTTAATTCTTTTTCTATTATTTATAATTTTACTAATACACGACTTAATTTCATTTTATAGTTTTAGTACATATAAATACGTGTTATTTGGAAATAGGATTTATCATATAAATATCCAGAATTCCATTATATTTTAACCCTTTTGCTTCTGGATAATTAATAATATTAATATTTTCGGGATTAACATCATGTACAATATTAAAATTTTTATCAATAATAACTGCATGTGTTACTGGTGGTTTATCATTTGAGTCATAATATTTTGGAGAATAAACACTGGCATAAAAATAATCTTTAACACCATACATATTCTTTATTTTATGTAATCTATTTCTTAGTTTAGCCATTGGTTTGCCCTCTCTTTTGTTAATTATACGCCATTGATTATAATTATAAAGGCAACCATCATATTCATATCCTTGCTCACGAATAAATTTATAGAATACTTCAAACCATTTCTGTCCAAATGAATTAAAATTAGGTACGGCTTCAAGTGGTAATTCAAATAAACTTGCAATTGCAGCTTGTGTGCAATTGCCATGTCTTCTATCTACAATAGTTTGATATACTTTATTCATCAAGATAATCAATTTTTTCAATAAAATATATTTCTTTAAATGGTTTTATTGCAATTCGTATTTCTTTTGTTGATAATCCTGTTTGTTCTTTCAAAAAAAGTAAAATTTTATTTTTTGCAAATTTATTAGTCACTCTTTTATTATATTTGCCTTTAGGACTCTCTTCCATAAATAATACATGCCAATTTTTTAAAACATTTACAATTGCATCACCAACAATAATCTCATTTTTCTTCATTATGAGGTCATTATCAATTTTATCTTCAATTTTTTCAACAACAGTATTAATTAATTGTTCAAATTGATGTTGGGTTTCCATTTCAATTTCATATGAATATTCAATATTTTCATTAATTTCATCAACATAATCATCAAAAGATAAATTAATTTTTTTTTCAGTATAACTTTTTTTACTATGATCTTTATAATGATTTCGAATTATTGTTTGACAATAACTGAATGATTTGGAATTAAATATTCTATAATTATAATTATTATTACCTTCTTCAATTAAAGATTTTAATTTTTCATTAGCTTCTTCAATATGAAAATACTTATAAATATTTGATTTAATCCATTTTGGAGTATCATTTTTATTATATTCAATAATAAATGGTCTATATTTAACCATATGTTCAATTAAATGAGTAAGAGCATTAGATTCTACTTCTTGAATATTATAATTTCCAATATGTATTGGATATCGTCTTAATATTGATTGTATCATTTTTCGAAAAGGTTCAATTAAAATTTCATTATAAATTCTATTTTTTTCTTCTAAAGAATTTGAATTAATGTAATTTATAACTGCTTGTTCTTCCCTTTCCGCAAAATAGGGTTCGTTTTCTTCATTTTCTTTCATTTTTCATAATCAAAAAATATTAATTATTTTTGTAATATTGATATATCAATTACTCTGTCGGTTGGAAAATTTGCTTCTTTTGTTGCAATTTCAAACCAAAATTTCCTTTCATCAATTGGCATTGTTTTTTGATATATATCAAATAAACTTCCTTCTCTGGTTACAAGATGTTTATAACCAATTTTTGGAATTGAAAATACCTTACATGCATTATTTAATGCTCTAAGCAAAAACTCATACATAAAAGTCAATTTAATATTTGATTTATATCTACCAAGATTTATGAATTCTGATTTTTTAATAATTGCACCTGACAATTTAAAATCTGTGTATTGTTTTAATGCTGATGTATTTAAATAACCCATTTCACCATTTTCGCCAACAAATTGTTGTGACCAAATGATTTCGTTTGTTAGTTTAATTCCTTCATTTTTATCATTAACCTCAATCATCATTATCAGAAATACATCAATTTCTGGATATGTTTCAACATATTTAAGAGCATTTCTAAAATATGTTGTACTATATTCATCATCAAATTCAAGTACTGAGAAATAATCGGTAGTTATTGTATCAACACCCAAATTAACTTGTGATTGATAATCTGTTTTGTTATCATTTTTAATTAAAACAAAACTTAATTTATCTTGATATAGACGTATCATTGAATCTCTAAATCCAACAACACTGGCTTCAATTACATTTGGAAATACAATATAAATTGTTGGTAACGAATCGACATTTTCTTGTTTTACTATTGATTCTACTGCTTTTGTTAATAAAGGCGTAACTTTATCGTCACACTCAATTATTGGAATTATTATTGAAATATTCATTTTTATATTTTTTTATTTTAAACTTATTTTTATTATGCAACTGGTGGTTCTGTAAAATTAATTTGTTGTTGGGGTTAAGGTGGTATTG